GGTGTCTTGACCAACATCAAGAATACCTACAACGAAGTTGGAACTCCAGGCACCACGCCTGCCAACTTTGCGTCGATTGCTCTGGTTGCGCAACGTCTCGATGAAGAGGCAGCGCCACAGCAAGACCGTACGCTGGTGCTTTCACCGAAGGCATACTGGGCCATCACGGTCGGTATCTCCACGGTGTATGTGCAGTCGGTCGCCGAGCCTGGTTTCAAGGGTTATATCCCGAACATCGCGAACTTCGAGATCTTCATGGATCAGAACGTTCCGACTCAGCTTACTGGCAACTACGCCGGAACGCCGACCGTTACTGGTGCAGGCCAGACGGGTTCGAGTCTTGTGACCGGCGCATGGACCGCATCGATCACATCGCTGTTGAACGTTGGTGACGTGTTCACCATCGCGAACGTGAACGCTGTGAACCCGGAATCGCTGCAAAGCACCGGCTCGCTGCGTAACTTCGTGGTGACTGCTGCGGCATCATCGAACGGCTCGGGCGCGTCAACCTTGTCGATCTACCCACCGATCACTCCGGCCACCAGCGGTTCGGCTTATGCCACAACCGACACGTCTCCGGCCAACGGTGCGGCGATCACGGTCATCTCGGGTGCAGCAGCATCGAACCTGACCAAGAACATCGGCTTCTGCAAGGATGCCTATGGTCTCGTGACGGTTCCGCTGATAATGCCCGAGGGCGTCGACTTCAAGGCGCAGGAGGTTTACAAGGGCGTAAGTTTGCGCACCATTAGAGCTTACGATATCAATAACGATGTGCTTCCTACGCGCGTGGATATTTTGTGGGGTACGGCAACGTACTACCCCGAACTGTCCTGCCGCCTAACGAACTAATCGGGATCGTCAACCATGAGTGAGAACGTCAGAAAAGTTGAGCCGCTGTTTCAGGTGATGGCCACTGAGCGTAAGACCGGGCAACTGGTCGCTATGCCCATGTTTCCTCGCGTCATGAAGGAAACTGCCGATGAATACGTGCAAACCGTGAAGATGATGATCGCGGCGGGCAAGGAAAAACGGTATGCCGATCCCCATGTGGCTCAACTTCTGACGAACTCTCTCGAAACCTCTTTGGAGAACTAGCATGGCAACTGGCGTAGCAACACAACTTAGCGCGACCACTCTGCAGTTTGAGTCTCCGCGTGAACTGTCGGACCAAAACTCGCAAGGCACAATTCTCGGCTCGTCCACCACGGACTTGATCGGGTTCTTCGGCCTCGCAGTCGGTGTCCCTCAACAAACCCCCGCAGGCAACGTGACGACCGTCACCGCAGGCTCGACCACGAACGTGTTCGTTAACACATCGTTCAGTGGTGGTGTCGGCACGACGGCGTACACAGTCGGCGATATCGTCGCAATCTTGAAGGCTCTCGGCTTGTTCAAGCTGTAAGCTGAAACCGAGTCTTGACGTCGTGGTGGATAAAGGGTGCTGCTCCTAACCCTCAACCTGAAGCCACGATTGTCAAGGCTCACCTTTAACCAGGAGTGATGTAATGAGTGCAGTCTTTAAAGAGTACCCCAAATTGATGAAGCATCCGGCCCACGCGGACGCGGTGTATCGCACGCTCGAAGGTAAAGGCGTGGGTCTTTTCACGCCAGATACCGTCATGACGTCACCTGAGCGCTTGCCAGACGTGACCGTGATTAACAAGCAACAAGAGATGATGTACGCCGCGAAGGGCTACAAGTCGACGACCACGGCGACCGCCAATGACTTCGAGGGCGCCTTGCTGGAGTCCGAGAAGGGCGAAAGCTACGCGTTTCAGGAATACCCGAAGTACAAGTATCACGCGGTCGAGATCCCTCGCATCGTTAACAATCGAGAAGAGGATGACGCGCTCGGTGACGAGTGGGAAGATCAGCCGATCATGGCGACCGAAGAGGACGTTGCAATCGCTCAGGCCCGTCAACTTCAAGCGTCACTCACCCGGTAATTAGCCATGGCCGATTCCGCGCTCACATTGATTCAATCTGCTTACGAGCAGATCAAGATATATGCTCCGGGCGTACCGATCAACGCAGCGGATTCGGCGCGTGCGTTGGCCGAGTTGAATACCATGCTCGACGAATGGTCGAACGAGAAGCTGACGTGTTATGCGAATCTCGAACAGTCGTTGCTGCTGATTCCGGGGCAGCAATCGTACACTGCCGGAAGCGGTGGGTATCTGCCCGTACGCCCGCTCACCATCAATACGGGCCGTGGCGCCGCGTATCTGATGGATAGCAACCAGAACCGGTACCCGGTCAACGTGGTCGAGCAGGATGAGTGGAACATGATCGGGCTGCTCAACGAAACCTCGAACCTGCCCGACACGCTGTTCTACGATCCGCAGTACCCGCTGGGGATCGTCAATATTTTCCCCCTACCTTTGCAAGCGTTCACCGTGTACTTCGACTCGCGTCTGCAGATCGCGGATATGCCGACGCTGGCCACACTGTTTTCGTTGCCACCTGGCTACAGCAGCGCGATTCGCAATAATCTTGCATGTCGGTTGTGGGGATTCTTTAAGCAGGGCGACCCGACGCCATGGCTGGCCCAGATGGCGATGAGGTCGCTCGCTGCGATCAAGCGCACCAACATCCGCCAGTCGCCCAGCACCTACGACAGCGCGATCGTGTCGCGTGCCAAGTCGAGTTATAACATCTATACCGACAGCTACAACCGGGCGTCGTAGCTGTGGCCCTCATCGCACTGGACTACGACGGCACATACACGGTTGACCCGGAAATGTGGGATGACTTCATTGTACGTGCGCAACGTCGGGGTCACACCGTGAAGATCGTGACCATGCGGTTCGACACACCGAACGAACGTATCGAACCGCCATGCGGTATTGAGGTGGTGTACACGAGTCGCAAGGCTAAAGCCCGCGCCTTCAAGGCCGATATCTGGGTTGACGACAGCCCGCACTGGCTCGTATCGGATGCGCTCTAATGGCTCTCACCCCCATCTTCGCGTCGTTCCTCGAAGATCGTGCGCGGTCGGGCAGCACCGACAATTGCGTTAATCTCTATCCCGAAAAGGACGCTGACGAGTCGATCAATTCGCTGCTTGGCGATCCCGGTCTGGGGCTTGCGCTGACGGTCGGTACCGGCCCGATTCGCGGCATGTACCTCGCTGGTGATGGTCTGATGTACGTGGTGAGTGGCGCGCAATTGTGGTCCATCGCTTCGACCAACACGGGCGCACCGGTCTACACCACCAATATGATCGGCACCATCAACTCATCGACCGGTTCGGTGTACATGGTTGATAACCCGACGCAACTGATGCTGGTCGACGGCGTTTACGCTTGGATGACGGTCAAGGGCAGCGACGTGCTGACCCAGATCATCCCGCGTGACGATATCAGTGATATGCAGCCCAGTGTGGTGGTGTATCAGGATGGCTTCGGTATCGTCAACTCGGTCAATTCGAATTTGATCTATCAGTCGAACTACAACGACTTCAGCACTTGGAGCGTTGTCGGCGCACCGAACGACGCTTTCGTGCAGGGTGACTCGGACCCGGTGGTCACCATGTACGATTTGAAACGCGAGGTGTGGATCTTCAAGCCGCGCTCAATTGAGGTGTGGATCAACCAAGGTAGTGCCGGGTTTGCGTTCACACCTCTGCAGGGTGTGTTCCCACCAGTCGGTTGTGGCGCGCCCAACTCGGTGTGTCGTATCGGCGAGAATGTCGCGTGGCTGGGGAACGACAATCAGGGTAATTCGATTGTGTATATGTCGAATGGCTATCAAGCCACCCAGATCTCGACGTACTCGCTGACGGCGCTGTTCAACTCGTACCCGACCACTGAAGACGCGATCGCGTACAGTCACCAGTGGGACGCGCATAACTTCTACGTGCTGACCTTTCCGACGCAGAACGTGACGTTCGTGTTCGACATCACGACACGCAAGTGGCACCAGCGCGCGTACTTCGAAAACGGTTCGTTCAGCCGCGAACTGCCGTTCTGCTTCTGTCAGTTCAATGGTCTGAGTCTGACCGGCGACTATAGCAACGGGAATATCTACTTCTTCTCGGATTCGATCTATACGCACAATGGCAACCCGATCAAGTGGCTGCGGCAATGGCGCGCGCTCCCGCCTGACCAGCCGAAGGGTGTGCCGATGTCGTTCGACCAGTTGCAGATCCTGATGGAGACCGGTATCACGGCTGCGGCGGGTACCAACCCGCAGATTATGTTGCGCTGGAGCGATGACGGCGGTTACACGTTCCCCGGTCAGGTCATGATGAGCGCGGGACAGACTGGTCAAACGGCATGGCGCGTGATCCAGAATCGCCTGGGTAGCACGAAAATCGGTACGGGGCTTGACCGTGTATTTGAGATCAGCAGCATCGACTCGATTCGCGTCTCGATCACGGGGGCGGATCTCGAAGCGGGTCCGGCGTAATGGCGACCACCGGCTACAACCCCCTCTACCGCATCAACGCGGGCACGCCGTTCCTGGAAGGCGTGCCGAACAGTCGCGTATCGAAGGAATGGTACCGGTTCTTCAACACCACGCAGACCGTGATCGCGACCATCGGTAACATCAGCATCTCGGGCGACAACTCGATTCTGTTCGACACCACGGGTCCGACCGAAGTCACGCTCCCTGAGTCCGGTACGCTCGCGACGCTCGCCGGAAACGAGACATTGACCAACAAGACGCTAGGTGGGGCCACAGGCGCGCCGTTTGAGGTGGGCAGCGCGATACAGGTGCCCAACCTGAACGCGTCGCAACTCGAAGGCGCTACGTGGGAAGCGCCCCCCGCGTTAGGCGGGACCACACCCAATGCAGTAGACGCTACGACTCTGACGTCGACCATCGCGACGGGCACCCCACCGATTACGGTCTCGTCGACCACGGTATGTGCGTTGCTCAACGTCGGGTACCTGGCGGGGGCGAACTGGTCGGCACCCAATCCGATCGGGGCGGGTACACCGAATACCGGGGCGTTCACGACGCTCAGTGCGTCAGGTTTGATCACGCCGACGTCGACGATTGGTATTCAGGGCACCACGACCAACGATGCGCCTCAGGCGGGTTGTGTTGGCGAGGTGTTCGATTTTCTCGGCACTGCCGTATCGCTGACGACCGCGACACCCAAGACCGTGCTGACCGAGGTGTTGCAGGCGGGCGATTACGAGATCTCATGCAGCGTCTATTTCACGGTGTCATCCGCTGCGTCGCTGCTCGCAGCGGGTGTCAGCTTTACGACCAACACGTTCCTCGCGGCGCCGTATTTCAACGCGATCACCGCAGCCTCAGGTTCGCCGTTCTCCAACAGTGCTCTGCCATCAGGGCCGAGTACGCTCCGGTGCGCTGGCCCGACCAGTGTGTTCGTGATAGCGCAGGCCAATTTCAGCGCGGGCACTGTCACAGGCACTCCTCAACTTCACGTACGCAGGGCACGATGAACGAACTAACAAACGTACCCGGTCGCGCCGAGATCCTCCGGCTCGAAGCCATCATGCGCGAGATGCCGCAGTCCACGGATCTCGTGACTGAGCATAACTTCTCAGAAGGCATGTATGCGCGCAAGGTGTGGCGACCGGCTGGCACCACCATCGTGGGGAAAGTGCACCTCAAGCCGCATCTTTTCATCTGTGCGATGGGCGAAATACTGGTCTTGACAGAGACAGGAACGCGCACCCTAAAAGCCGGGGATGTGCTTGAATCCCAAGCGGGCACCAAACGCGTCACGTATGCAGTCACGGACGCCATCGGAATTACCGTTCATCGAACCGACAAGACCGATCTGGATGAAATTGAAGCTGAACTAATCGAACCCGACGCCATGGCTCTGTTTGACGCACGCAACGAATTAAGGAGACTCACGTGACTTGGGCAGCGGTCGTCGGCGCAGGTGTCAGCCTTGTTGGCGGTGCATTGGGGTCAAGCGCATCGAAACAAGCTGCAGGTCAAGAGGCTAGTGCTGCGAGCGAGTCCGCGCTCGAACAGCAGAATATGTACAACGACACGGTTCGCAACGTCAACCCATGGTTGCGGGCGGGCGGTCAGTCGCTGGACATGCTGATGGCAGGTGTAGCGGGTGGGTCTCTTAATCCGACGCCGTACACGCCGTTCACGATGGCCCAGTTTCAGGAAGATCCGGGTTACCAGTTTCAGTTGTCGCAAGGTCAGAATGCACTGACTAACGCGTCGTCACTGAGCGGCGGTTCGAACAGCAACAACCTGAAGGGTCTGATCAACTACACGCAGGGTGCCGCGAATAGTGACTATCAGACCGCGCTCACCAATTACATCAACCAGTATCAGTTGGGAAACCAGGCGAAGCAGCAGACGTTCTCGAACCTGTCGAGCATCTCGCAAGGCGGCATGGGCGCGGCGTTGCAGCAGGGTCAGATCGGCACTTCAGCGGGAGCCAACATCGGCACCTCGCTGATGAACGCGGGCGCGGCACAAGCCGCAGGTACTGTGGGTGCGGCGAATGCCTGGGGTAACGCGGCGACCAGCGGGTATAACGCGTACCTGCAATCACAGTACATGAATCAGGGTGCAGCGATCCCCGCGTCGATCGTGGGCGATTCGACTGGCGGCACGTACGGTAGTCCGTACTGGGCGGCTGCGCCGGGTCAAGCCGTGTACAACGGTACCTCCTGACCCATGGCATTCGATCCTTCCATCCCGCTGCAGGTCAAGCCGTGGACCGTCATGTCGCCAATGGAGGCGCAGTCTCAGGCGTTGTCGCTGAAGGCTCAGATGCAGAGAGCGACGCTTCAAGACCAGGAGATCCAGCAGGGTCAGAACGCGATGGCCGCGCAGATGCAACTGGCGCAACTGGCGAGCGTACCGGGTAACATCGACCCGAAGACCGGCACCTTCACGACTGAGGCGATTTCAAAGATCACTGACCCGATGGTGCGCCAGAAGTTGACGCAGGAACGCACCGCGACGTTGCAGAAGGACGCCGAGATCAAGTTGGAAACCTCCGACGCGCTGGTCAAGACCCAGAAGTACCAGTCCGAGATTCTGCACGACGCACACGAGCACGGCATCAACGTCTACGACGATACGTTGAAGACGACTGGTGACAAAAAACAAGCCGAGGACGCGTATCAGAAAACGATGGCCGAGGAATTCGCTGAAATAAAGAAAACAGGCAAAGGTGGGTTCGACAAGGACGTTCAATTCACCACGTTGCCGATCGCCGATGCGAAAGCGAAGTTCATCAGTCACGCGGATCGAATGAAGGCTGATGAGGGCAACACCACGGTTTCGAAAGAGGCCGAACGCATCGAGCAGTTGCATCAGCAGATGGCGGACATGCCGCCGAACAGTCCGCAAGCACAGGGTATCGCGCGTCAGATCCACGCGCTCGAAGCGCATATCGCGAAGGTCGACGCCCCGGCACGGACCAACGTTACAGTACAGATGCCAAGCGCGACCAAGGCGGCGTTCGAGAATGATGTTCATGGCGAAGAGTTTTTAAAGAGTGCACCGCCCGAGTGGCGCGAATTGATCAAGGGTGCTGCCGAAGGACGGGTCAATCCGAATTCGGCGGTATCGCCGAGAGATAAGAGCCGCTTCAACGAGATGGTGACTCAATACGACCCGACCTTTGAAGGTGGCCGCGCGAATGCCCGTTCGAAACTTTACAGTTCCTTCACGTCTGGCGATGACGCTAAAAATATCGCGTCAATTAACACAGCGATCGGTCACATTGGGACATTGGGCGAAGCCGCCGCCGCGCTCAAATCGGGCGATATTCCAGCCTTGAATTCGTGGGTCAATAAATTCAATCAAGAACGCGGCAAAGGCGAGATTCTCGACGTCAACATGGCACGTTCTGCCGTGGGTGACGAAATGATGCGCACCTTCCGTCAGGCGGGTGCGTCGGACAAAGAGTCCGAAGAGTGGAAGGATAATTTTCTGTCGGCCAATTCGCCGCAGCAGTGGAAGCACGTTGAAACGATGGCCGCTGATTTGCTCAACTCACGTACCAATGCCTTGCAAGACAAGTGGACTGCCGAGTTCGGTGAAGCTAATCCTCGAAAGATTGTCTCAGATCGATCAAAGGCTGTGTTGGATAAGTTGGGCATCAAGATCGATGACGGTGCATCTAAGACCGCCGCACCTGCAGCCGCCGAAGCCAAGCCGCCGAAAGGTGTGCCAGCGAACGCAACGATTGTCGGTCACACACCTGACGGCAAAGCGGTGTGGGGCGCTGGCGGCAAAAAATGGGTCGATGACTGATGGCCACCGAGTACACCGGAGAAGTCGTTCCGCTCGCCAAGGAATATACGGGTGAGGTGATCCCGCTTGCCGCAGACGGTTCGCCTGGTAAACCCGCGCCTTCAGGACTTGATAAAGCGGTGTCGATCTCTGAATCGATCGGTAAGGGCATCATGGACCCGATCACCGGCATTGCGAAAGTGGTGCAACACGCACTGCCTGATCATGTGGTTGAGGCCGTCAATCACGCCAACAATCTGCTCGCCAAGTACGATCCAACTGGTGGCCGCATCATCGGTGTGATACCCGAAGGTCCGCACGGTGTCGCGTCGCTCGTAACTGGTTCCAAGCCGCGCACTGCGGCTGATGATTTCACCGACGCGCAGAAGGCAGATGACACACGAGTGAACCGCGATCGAGAAGAGGCGGGCCGTGGCAATGGCGAGGACTGGTATCGGCTTGCTGGTAATTTCGTCACACCACTCCCAGGTGGCGCTGAAGCCAAAGGTCTGTCACTGGCGAAGGCAACCGGGCAGGCGGCACTTAAAGGCGGTGCGCTCGGTCTCGCTTCGAATAGCGAGCAAGCCCCGGACGAATCGTTCGCTGAACGTAAAGCCAAAGATGTCGCTCTGGGCGTGCTGACAGGCGGTGCAGTACGTGGCGGCGTTGGCGCGGCAACCAATGTGGCAGGTAAGGTCGTTGCACCGACTGCGCGTGAAGCTGCGAAATATCTCGCTGACAAGGGTGTGACGCTGACGCCTGGCCAGATCCTTGGCGGCTGGGCGCAACGCGCTGAAGAGTCGTTGTCGAGCGTGCCGTTCCTCGGGTCGGCGATTCGAGGCGCGCAGAAACGCTCGGTCGAATCATTCTCGCTTGCTACGGTCAACGACGCGCTCGATAAAGTGGGCGAGAAACTGCCTGACGGTCTAACCGGACAGGAGGCTCTCAAGCACGCTCGCAAGACATTGAGCGCCAAATATGACGACGTGCTCGGCAGTATGCGCGGCGACTTGGATCATCGTCCAACGCCACGTAGCGGTCCCGGTACCGCAGTTGCGATTCCCGGTCAACCGGGTGGTACGGGCTTGTCATTTCGGGACGAATTGGAGAACATCCGTAAACTTGGCAATGACACGACCGATCACACCGGCATGGATGAGCCGGAGCGTAAAAAACTCAATCACCTGATCGACAATATCGTTATCCCGCGTTTCAATAAATACGGTTTGACGTCGGGTGACACGCTCAAGAACCTTGATCGCATCCTCGACGAAGAGGCGGGCAAGGCGCTGTCCGGTAGTGCGCCAAAAACCCAACTTGGCGGCGCGATCAAGGAAATCGATGCGGCCATGAAGCGCATGATTTACAACGTCAACCCGGACAAGGCTGAAGACCTCGCTAATACCGACGCCGCGTGGGCGTTGTTCAAGCGTTCGCAGCGTGCCGGATCGAGCGTCGGTGCTATGAGTAACGAAGGATTTTTTACGCCCGCTCAGTACCTCAATGCAGCTAAAGCACTAGACAAGACGGTCGGCAAGCGTGCCGCTAGCGAAGGCGATGCGCTGGGCCAGAAGATGGCTGAGGCAGGCAAGGACGTTATCGGCTTGAAGGTACCCGATTCAGGCACGCCAGAACGCGCTATGACGGCCATGGCTGGCAAAGCAGGGCTAGAGGCTCTAGCGGGTGGCGGCGCGCTCGCGGCGGGTCACAGCGCCCTCCCTGCGTTGCTGGCTGGCTATGGCGCAACGCAGGCTGCGTACAGCCGCCCCGGTACCGACCTGTTTCAGCGTTACATGATGGGGGGTTCGGCATCACTGGCTAATCAGTTTCGCAAGGCCGCGCCCGGCGCGGCAGGTATCGCGCTACCCGGTGCCGTGGCGGCTACCACCGGGAGCGGCCAATGAGAGTGCTCGTCGTCGACTCCGATCGTTGCGGTCTGGATTTCAGCCTGCGCGCGCTCGCGGCTGGCCATGACGTACGTATGTTCCGTCCGTCCGGCACGGTGTCGCGAGACGGGCAGGGCTTCACGGGTCTGACGATCACGTCTGATCTACAAGGGGGCATTCGCTGGGCGGGCAAGGACGGTCTGATCAAGACGGTCGCCAACGACAAGTATTTGGTTGAATTAGACCGCTGGAAAGCGCTCGGTTACCCGGTGTTCGGTCCGACCGTGGCATCCGCCCAGTTGGAGATTGATCGAGCGCTCGGTATGCGCGTGATGGAACAGCACGGCATGAATATGCCCAAGTACCACCAGTTCGCCACACTCAGCGCGTGTCTCGCGTTCGCCTGGAAGGCCGAGCAGCCGTACGTGTTCAAGACACTCGGCAGCGAGCAGGATAAGAGTCTGACGTTCGTTGCATCAGATCCGGGTCAACTGGTGGCTTGGTTGGAGAAAAAAATCAAGGACGGCATGCGGCTCAAGGGGCCGTGCATGTTGCAGGAGAAGATCGCTGACATGATCGCCGAGGTGGGTATCGCGGGCTACATGGGACGTGACGGCTTTCTGCAAGGCAAGTGGGAGATTTCGTTTGAACATAAGAAACTCTGTAGCGGTAACTTCGGTCCCGCAACTGGAGAGTCAGGCACTGCTATCGCTTGCGTTGAGTCTGACCCTCTGGCTGACATCCTGCAGTCGTTTGAGACACATTTACGCGCCTTGGGACACACAGGTGACGTGGCCATCAACGGCGGCGTCGACAAGCGCGGAGTCTACTGGCCATTTGAATTTACGGCCAGGGCCGGGTGGCCCGATGAGTTCATTCGGCTATCGCTTCACCGGGGAGATCCCGTACTTTGGATGCGCGACGCTCTGCAAGGGAAGGACACACTCAAGTGCAGCAAGGACGTCGCGATCGGAGTGGTGGTGGCCCAGAAACCGTATCCCTTCGCCGATGGAACACCTGAACAGGTCGAGGGCAAACCGATCTACGGTGTAGACGCAATTAGCGATGACGTGCATTTCGTCCAGGTGATGATGGGTCGCGGCCCGCAGTGGGACGGCAAACGCACCGTCGTGAAGCCGATCCCGCTTACCACAGGTCCGTACGTCATGGTGATCACGGGGCACGGCAAAACGCTCAGTGATGCCAACCGCAAGGTGTACCAGAACGTGTGCTCAATTCAACTAGCCGATGCTATCGTTCGTGACGACATTGGTGAAAAGATTGATCTGTCAGCGCTCCATGCGCTCGGTATCGCCAAAGGCATCGAACCATGACCGTCAGTATCTCGCCGCTCGCCAAGCAGCAGTTCAACCAGAACGGGATTCCCCTCGCTGGTGGCAAACTGTTCACCTACGCAGCGGGCACGACCACCAAGTTGACCACATATACCAACAGTACCGGTGGCACGCCTAATACTAACCCGATTCTGCTCGATGCAAACGGTCAGTGCGACATCTGGCTGACCGATGGTCTGCTGTACAAATACGTGCTGGCTCCGGCGACCGACACGGACCCGCCGACCAATCCGTTCTGGACCGAAGATAACGTCACGCCGACCGACAACGCGGCCAACGCGATCACCACGGCACTCGCGGCTTCCGGTGGCGCGGCTCTGATCGGATTCGAGGCACCGGGCAGCACAGTCGTCACCACGGTCGCAGCAGCGCTGTCTGACGTGGTGAACGTCAAGCGTTTTGGTGCCGTACCGGACGGTGCGACGGACAGCACCACGGCAATCGCCAATGCGGTGGCTGCGTTGACCAACGGTCAGGCACTGTACTTCCCCGGTGGTCCGGGCGCGTATCTGACCAATACACAGGTCAAGGTCAACCAGACGAATGTTCGTATTTACGGTGACGGCCCGTCATCCGTACTGATGGCCAAGGGTGGTGCGGCGCTCGGTGAACTGCTCTGGATCAACGGTGCCAACACGATCGTCGAGAACATGGTGCTCGATGGCAATCGTGCCGCAGTCGGCATGTCGAATACGCTGTCGTACGTGTTCTACGCGAGCGCGTCGCACGTCAAGGTCCGGGGTGTCGAGGTTCGCTTCGGCACGCGCTACGGCATCGCATGGGGCGCTGCGAGTGCGACTGAGGATTACGAATTCAGCGGCTGCTACATCCACGATAATGGTGGGGTACTGAACAGCGCGGGTATCGGTATCGGTATGGGCGCGATCGGTTCGGCACAGCCGAGCGACACCCGTATCGTCAACAATCACTTCGAGAACAACTACAACACCGTCACGCAGCCAAACGACTCAGGTGCCATCAATGGTGCTGGTTTCGGCGTGACGTGCACGGGGAATTATTGCCTCAATAATTACAACGTCAACGGCGGTGCGATCGCCATCAACGGCGGTAACCCGCAAGGTCAGTTCAACGTCATTGCCAATAACGTCGTGCAGCAGACGTCGACGTTTGGTAGTGACCAGACAGCGGGCATTGAGGTTGACGGCTCGAACACGGTGGTCAACGGCAACGTGATGCAAGGCATGACATCGGACGGTATCCGACTGGAAGGCACTTCGTCAGGTTGCATCGTGTCGAACAATGTTATCCAGTGCGCGGCAATCGGTATCAACCTGATCAATTCGGGCGGTACCGGGGTGCAGTTCACGCGCATCAGCGACAACTCAATCCTGCAAGCAGCGACGGGTATCCAACTGCAAACCACGAGCGGTGGCGCGGTGTTCGCCGAGAACAATTACATCGCAGCAGGCGTTACGACCAAGGTCTCGGGGATTACCAATTTCGCGCTGTTGCGGAACAACTACAACTTCAACGGCACCACACCAGGTATCAACGTCACGACGCCCGCCATGCAGATCTCGGGCAATTTCGTCACGAATAACACGGGCGTCGATTGCTTCGTGTACGTGGTGAGCGGCACGTCGAACGTCGGCATCACGCTGACCGGTGCGGGTCTGATCACCACAGTACCGTCCGGTGGTCAGGTGGGTGTCGTGTATCTGCAAGCAGGTTGTTCAATCAGTCTTACGTACTCAGCGCTTCCCAACTCATGGAAGTGGGCCGGTAATTGATGAGTTCTCACACGAGGTAAATGAATATGCCAATGCCAACTGGATTCGTCCCCGTCCTGCGCCCTGATGCTGTGGGGAGCGGACTGGTGTCTCTCGCTATCACACCTAGCGATACCGCAGGGAACGGACTGCCGAACTTCACGCGAGGTTTGTTCGTCGGTGGTGCAGGTAACCTGGTGGTCATCGACACGCAGGGAAACACCACGACGTTCACCAACGTGCAGGCCGGGCAGATCCTGCCAATCGCGGTTCAACAGGTGAAGGCCACTGGTACTACCTGTACCAACATCGTAGGTCTCTACTAGCATGCAACTGGGCGTCACGCCGTCGATTCAAGACATCGCTTCGATAGGCGGAGGACTGCGCGCGTCGTATATGACAGACTTCCTGTCGAATGGCTCATTGGGTGTCCAAGGGTCTGCTCTTACCTTCACCCGCGCATCAGGAGCGACGCAGCGAGACTTTGCTG